CACGGCCGAAGTATTTCCTGGACTGATTGCGCAATGAACCCTTCAAACCATGATGACAGCGCACCGCACTGGGCCAGCCAGTACATCGGCCTGCCCTGGGTGGCGGGCAGCAGCGACTGCTGGTCGTTTGCGCGTCGTGTCTGGCGTGAACGATTTGGCTGGGACGTCGCGGTCATTGATGTGGATGCGGCCAGTCGCTTGGCCTCTCTGCGTGCCTTTGACGATCATCCGGAATACGGCCATTGGCAAAACGTGAGCGAGCCACGTGAAGGCGATGCCTGTTTGATGGGCAAGTCCGAGCGCCCGAGCCACATTGGCATCTACCTGGAGGCCGATGGGGGTGGTGTGCTGCATTCCCTGGAAACCGCTGGTGTGGTCTTCACCCCGGAGGCTGCATTGCCCAGCGTGGGCTTGAGGGTGCTGTCATGGCATCGACGGCGCTGATTTCCCACAGCCACCCGTTCGCCCACAGCATCACCGTCCGCCATCCGTTCCATCCGCACCAGGACCGCCAGATCATGGCGATCCCGGGGCCGGTCCCCTTGCGTGCGCTGGTGCCTGAGATGGATCAGCCCATCCTGGTACTGCGAAACGGCGAAGCGCAATTGCGGGCCATGTGGGACCAGCCGGTTCGCAGCGGGGATCTGATCGCCATCATCGTGCTGCCGCAAGGCGGTGGCGGTAGTGGTTCCAACCCATTGCGCATGGTGCTGATGCTGGCAGTGATGGTGTATGCGCCGGTATTGGCTTCTGAACTCATCGGTATCAACGGTGCTGCTGTCCTGGGCTCCATGGGCGTGACAGCGGTGCAAGCCGGCGCCACCATGTTGGGCATGGCCTTGGTCAATGCGGTGATCCCGCCACCCAAGCCCACTACCGCCCAGCAAGCCGCAAGCCTGGCGGCCCCGTCGCCCACCTACAACCTGCAAGCGCAGGGCAACATGGCCCGGTTGGACCAAGCCATTCCGGTGCAATACGGGCGGGTGTGTGCCTATCCGGACTTTGCCGCACAGCCCTACGTGGAGTACGCGGGCAACGAGCAGTACCTTTACCAGCTTTTATGTCTGGGCATGGGAGATTACGAGATCGAAGCGGTTCGCATCGAGGATACGCCGGTCGCGAACTTTGCTGAGATCGACTACGAGGTCATTGCCCCAGGCGGTGTGATCACCAAGTTCCCGACCAATGTGGTCAGTTCCGTGGAAGTCTCAGGGCAGGAATTGGCCGGGAGTCTGGCGGCGACTTACAGCCAGTCTGGGACGACCATCACCGTCAGCTTGGCCGCGCATGGCTATGCAGCGGGCCGGGCGCTGTACCTGGATTTCAACTCTGGCACGTCTGTTGATGGCGCCTACACCGTTGCCACGGTCCCAAGCGCCGACACCTTCACAGTGACGGCGGCCAGCAGTCTCTCGACCAGCGGCAACGTTACTCTGCAGCACTACATCGGTGGTTTCGTGGCCAATGCTGCTGGCACCCAGGCCAATACCCTGGGGCTGGACTTCGTGCTCTCGCGCGGGCTGTATGAGGCCCAAACCGACGGCACTTTGAGCGAATTGACGCTGTCGCTCGCCATTGAGGCGCGGATGGTCAACGATCTGGGCGTGGCAACGGGCAACTGGTCGATGTTGGGGCAGCGCTTTTACACGGCCAAGACCACCACGCCGCAGCGCTACTCGGAGCGTTTCACCGTGGCGGGTGGCCGCTACGAAGTGCGTGTGCGTCGCCTGGATGCCAAGCAGACCGACACCCGCTTTGGCCATGAAATCCTCTGGGGTGGTCTGCGAGCCTACCTGCCTGAGACGCGAACCTTTGGCAATGTGACCTTGATTGCGTTGCGCATGCGTGCGTCCAACAACCTCTCGGCCCAAGCCTCGCGCAAGATCAATGTGGTCTGCACCCGCAAATTGCCCGTGTGGAATGGCAGCAGTTGGTCATCGCCAGTGGCCACACCGAGCATCGCTTGGGCGCTGGCCGATGCCTGCCGCAACACCACCTACGGTGCCAAGTTGCCCGATGCGCGGTTGGACCTGGCCGGGCTGAAAGCGCTCGATGCGCTGTGGGCCAGCCGGGGCGACGAGTTCAATGCCCGGTTCGATTCGGCGCTGAACTTTTGGGAGGCGATCACCAAGATCGCGCAGGCGGGGCGAGCCAAGCCGTACATGCTCGGCGGCATCATCCGGTTCACCCGTGATGGCGCGCAGAGCCTGCCGGTGGCCATGTTCTCGATGCGCAACATTGTGCGGGGCAGTTTCGGTGTGGAGTACCTGCTGCCGTCGGACGACATGGCCGATGCCGTAGAAGTCTCGTACTGGGACGCCGAGGTCTGGGCCACACGCCGTGTGACTGCCAAACTCACTGGCAGCACAGCAGCCAAACCCGCCCGAATCGAGCTCTTCGGTGTCACCAGTCGCCAGCAGGCTTACCGCGAAGGGTTGTACCAGGCAGCGAGCAACCGATACCGCCGCCGATTGGTGAAATTCACCACCGAGATGGAAGGTTTCATCCCTGCGTTTGGCGACCTGATCGCCATCCAGCACGACATGCCGGCCTGGGGCCAGTTTGCCGAATGCACAAGCTGGAATGCGGCCAGCCGAACACTCACGGTGTCGGAGCCGCTGACCTGGAGCACTGCCAATCATTACATTGGATTTAGGACCAAAGCCGGTGGCGTGGACGGACCCTATGCCGTCAGCCGTGGGGCAGCAGACAGCGAGTTGGTGCTGACAACCCAGCCAATGACCGTGCCTTACACCGGACAGGATTACGAGCGTACCCACATCGCCTTTGGCTGGGGCGAGACCTGGCGGCAGTTGGCCAAAGTGATTGCGGTGCGGCCTCGTGGTCTGCACCAGGTCGAGATCGAAGCGATCAACGAGGATCCGTCGGTTCACAGCGCCGATCAGGGTGTGACAGCCCCGGCGGTGGTGACGAGCCAGTTGACCACGCTTTACACCACGCCGCTGATCGCTGACCTGACCCTGCGGTCATCAACGACCGACAACAGCAAGGCCTTATTGACCTGGACGCCCGCACCGGGCGCTGAGACCTACCAGATCGAGATGGCAGCGGGCAGCAACCCGTACGCGGCCAACCTGGTCTGGACCCGGGTGGGGGAAACCTCAGCCAACAACTTCGCAGTCACATCCCTCTATGGCGCGCAAACCCTGATCCGGGTGCGCGGTGTGGGCATGACCGCAGGACCTTGGGTGGCGCTCTTCTACGGCAGCAGTGCCGATTACATGTGGGTCAGTGACGCCCAGCTGATGTGGCAGACCGATGCTGCGTCACCGATGTGGCGCTATTGACCGATCAACTAAAACTCAAAACAGGAGTCATCCGATGAGCGCCCCGAAGTACGACATCCAGCTGGCGCAAGGGGAAACCTTTTACACGGCGCTCACCCTCGATGAGGGCGGGGCGGTGATGGACCTGACGGGCTATGTCTTTGAAGGCCAGATCCGCGCCACGCCAGAAGACCCAACGGTGCTGGCGAGCTTTGGCTTTGATGAAAGTCGGCTGGCCAGTGGCACGGTGGCCATCACCTTGCCCGCGTCGGTCACCAGTGCCTTGCCAGTGCGCGCCTGCGTGTACGACCTGTTCATGACCAGTCCGGCAGGGATTCGCACCCAACTGCTCAAGGGCAGTGTGCTGGTGTCCATGCGCGTGACGCGCAGTTGAGGGGTGACCCATGGCCATCCGCATCTCCATTACCACGCCCCGCCAGCCGGGCGTCACGGTGCAAACCGGCACCCAGACCGTGCGGGTGCAGCCGCAAGGCTTGCGCACGGTGCTCACCAATATCGGCGTGCCAGGTCCCACTGGCCCCAAGGGTGACAAAGGCGATCAAGGCGTGCTTGACCCCAACGCCGTGATCGACGCTGGTTACTTCTGAATCCCCGACTTACATATCAAGGAGCGATTGCATGCCCCAAACCCTACAGATCAAACGATCGACCACCACCGCCACGCCACCCACACTGGCCGTGGGCGAATTGGCCTGGTCCGAGGTTTCTGAGAACTTGTTCATTGGCGAAAGCGGTAACGTTGTTGCGGCTATCGCAGGGCCAGGTACCTTTGCCCGCAAGGCGGACAGCCTGGCCATCACCGGCGACGTGTCCGGCACCGGAACTGTGTCTGCTGGCGTGGCGGTGGCTTTGCCAGCGACTGGTGTCACCGCTGGCAGCTACGGCAGTGCCACCCAGGTTGGCCAGTTCACAGTGGATGCCAAGGGGCGGCTTACGGCGGCGGCCAATGTGACGATCACGCCCGCCTGGACGTCGATCACTGGCAAACCCACCACGTTATCTGGCTACGGCATCACCGATGCTTTGGCTTTGACCTCGGCTGCCCCCAGTGCCCTGGCGGCCAGCGCATCGGTTGGCACGGCCACCACGGCGGCACGCGGCGATCACGTGCATGCGCTGCCCACGCCCGCTGCCATTGGGGCGGTGGCCACCACTGCGGTGGGCGCAGCCAATGGCGTCGCTGGCCTTGGCGCCGATGGCAAGGTCCCCACGTCTCAATTGCCGGATGTGGCCATCGGAGGCTTGAACTACCAAGGCACCTGGAACGCCAGCACCAACACCCCCACCATTCCAACGGCGTCCAGCAGTAACAAGGGCTTCTATTACAAGGTCGCCACGGCCGGTGCCACCAACGTCAGCGGCGTCACCGACTGGCAGATTGGCGACTGGATCGTCAGCAACGGATCCGCCTGGGACAAGATCGACAACACCGACTCGGTCTCCAGCGTCAACGGTGCCACAGGTGCCGTGACCATCACCACCATCACGGGCAATGCGGGTACCGCCACCAAGCTCTTGACGGCTCGAACCATCGCCATGACGGGTGATGTGAGTTGGACGTCCGCCGCCTTTGATGGCTCGGCCAACGTCACGGGTTCTGCCACCTTAGCCAGCACCGGTGTGGCCGCCGCCAGTTACGGCTCTGGCGCGCTGATTCCCACCTTCACCGTGGATGCCAAAGGCCGGCTCACGGCAGCGGGCACCACCACCAACACCCCAGCCTGGTCCAGTGTGACGGGCAAGCCCACGACGCTGGCGGGCTACGGCATCACGGACGCCTTGTCCACTAGCGCTGCTATCGACGGCGGCACGTTCTGAAATTTCTTCAACTCCTCTGCTTAGAGAAAAGGAGGCCTGTTTATGGCTCAAGTGATCAAAGTCAAGCAGTCGTCGGTGGCGGGCAAGGTGCCCACCACGGCGCAACTCCAACTGGGCGAGTTGGCGCTCAACACGACCGATGGCAAGCTCTACTTCAAGAAGAACGTCAGCGGGACCGAGTCCATCGTGACCGTTTCTGCCTCGACCGCCTCTCAAGGTGAAAACACCTTGATGTGGACGCAGTGACAAGAAGACGCGCATGCCAGCCTTGCCACCGATTTCAAACTTCACGGGCTCCACGGTCACCGAGGGTCAGTTCAAAACAGCGCTGAACGACTTGCGCGCCTACCTGGCGGGACTGCTTGGGACAGACGGAAACGCAGCCACCGCGCTGGCCACCCTGGGCTCTCTGGGGTCCGGTTATGTCAGCAAAACGGCGACGTACACCGTGGTCTCAAGCGACCGGGGCCGCATGATCGACTGCAGCGGGACTTTCACGCTGAACTTGACCGCTGCCGCCACGCTGGGTGCGGGTTTCACCATCACTGTGCGTAATTCAGGCACTGGCGACGTGACGCTAGATCCCAGTGGTGCCGAGTTGATCGACGGGGTTGCCACCGTGACACTCTCGCCGGGTGAAGCCTATGACCTGTATTGCACCGGAACTGCCTGGAGATCATCCGGGCGAGTGCTCACCACATCCTTTGCCACAGACGAATACGTCAAGCAGAGTTTCAGCCTGTTCCAGACGTTCAGCTCGCTGGCATCCGGAGCCAGCAGATCCATTGGCTCACCCAGCTACATGATCTGGGCGAGTTATTCAAGCACGCAGTGGTCTCGCGGCACTTACTACACAAACATGTTCTACATGGCTGCGCAGGGCAAGAGTTCTGTGCAGGTCAATGTGGGCAACTGTCGGCACACGATTTGGAATTACAGCACCACCAAGTCGATGCAGATCAATTTGACGGCGGTGATCAACTTCGCGGCTGACGACACCTACGGGTTTCAGATCCGCCAAAACGGCTCCATCGTCGGCACCTATGGCACGTACTCGGTCCGTGGTGTGCAGACCTACAACTTTGGCACGTTCACGGTGCCGCCCAACAGCACGGTCACCTTTGACCTGTATGGCTCGATTTTGAGTGGGTCGAGCGGCGACGCGATCTATGTGAACTCGTTCACAGCCACTTACATCCAGTTCGTTTGAGGAGGAGTGATGCAACGACTTTATTTCAATTTCCAAAAAGGGGATGTTCGGCTCGTGCCCCTGGCCGACTGTCCGGCGATCGAGGATGAAATCAGCTTCCCGAATGCGGACATTCCAGACGACGTGACCATGGAGATGATCAGCTTCAAGGCTGTTGACGGTCGTCTTGATCCGGTCATCACCTACCCATCCATCCCCATCACAACAGAGCCACAACCAGGAGGTGTCAATGGCCAGCCCTAAATCCCCACCTAAATCTCAGTTGAGCCTGATCAGCAACCTCTGGATCAAGCTGATGACTTTTGAAAACGCAGGTGAAGTCAACGAGGGCCACAAGCACGCCTTTGATCACCCCACCTTATTGGTCAAGGGGCGGCTTTTGGTTGATGTGGATGGCGCTGTGTCGGAGTTCACCGCGCCTCACATCATTTTCATTGCCCGCAACAAGACCCACACCCTCACCGCTCTGGAGGAGGGCACGGTAGCGGCCTGTATTCACGCCTTGCGTGATGGTGAGCGGGTGGAGGACATCGTTGATCCCGCCATGATTCCGGCGGGTATCAATCCCAACCATCTGCCTGACTTCATCAAGCCACTGGCCAAGGCCGATCACTTCGCCTGAAGCAAAGCCCCTTTATTTACGCCCGCCTGGAGAGATCCAGTGCGGGCATTTTGCATTTTGGAGACCCAACCATGGAGAACGCACAAGAACTTGGTTCGCCGCAGCCCATCACCCTGCGCCCCGAAGACCTTGACGACCTGCTCACCCGGGCCGCTGAGCGCGGTGCCGAGCGGTGCCTGGCCCACCTCGGCCTGGAAAACGGCCACGCCGCGCGAGACATCCGCGAATTGCGTGATTTGCTCGAAGCGTGGCGCGATGCTCGACGAACAGCATGGCGAACGGCAATCAAGGTCACGACCACTGGCATCCTAGCTGTGTTGCTGGTGGGAACTGCCATCAAGCTCAAACTGATGGGAGGTGCTCAATGATCGAGACCCTGCTTGGTGGTTTGCTGGGCGGTGTATTCCGCTTGGCGCCCGAAATTCTCAAATGGATGGATCGCAATGGAGAGAGAGGTCATGAACTGGCCATGCAGGACAAGGCGCTGGAGTTCGAAAAGCTGCGTGGTGCACAGCGCATGGCGGAAATTGGTGCCAGTGCCGACGCAGCGTGGAACACCGGTGCCATCGATGCACTGAAAGACGCCATACGCACCCAGGGTGAGAAAACTGGTGTGCGCTGGGCGGATGCGTTGTCCTCCAGCGTCCGTCCGGTGATCACCTACTGGTTCATGGCGTTGTACTGCGCGGCCAAGACAGCTGCGTTTGTGGCAGCTGTGACTGCCGGTGCAGGGTGGGGTGTTGCCATCCTGCATGCATGGACAGAGGCTGATCAGGCGCTGTGGGCTGGGGTGCTGAACTTCTGGTTCCTGGGGCGTGTCTTTGATCGGGTGAGACCATGACTGCCAGGGTGATCGCAGTCCCAAAAGCGGCCATCGATCTGGCGAGGCGCTTTGAAGGCTTTCACCGGGTGGGGAAGGTTGATCCCTGTCGTGCACATCCCTACATTTGTCCGGCCGGGTACTGGACGATTGGCTATGGCCACCTATGTGACCCAAAGCATCCGCCAATCACCGAGACAGAAGCTGAGGCCTATCTGGCGCTTGATCTGCAAACGGCACTG